AGCTCACCCGGCTCACCGAGCAGGGTGTGACCGTGGTGCTTACCGCACATGCGGCCATGCGGAACGTTTCCCTCCCGGATGAGATGGGAACCTACGACAGGTGGGAAATGAAGCTGCAGAAAAAGACAGCGCCGCTGGTGAAAGAGTGGGCGGACATGCTGCTCTTTGCGAACTACCAGACCATGATCGTCAAAGACGGCAACACCATGAACAAAAAAGGCAAGGGTGTGGGAGGGCAGCGCGTAATGTACACCACACACCACACCTGCTGGGACGCCAAGAACCGCTTCGGCCTCCCGGATCAGATGCCTTTCGATTATTCCGGCATCGCCGGGCTGATCAAAACCAAGGACCAGCTGCGGGGTGGCGCATCGCAACCAGCGCCACAACCCGCACCGGCACCGGCACCCGCACCCGCACCCGCACCGGCACCCGCACCGGCCTCGGCGCCGATGCCTCAGCAGGATCCGGACCTCCCGCCTGAATTTGTCAACACGCCACCGGTGGATATCCCTGCCGGCACACACCCTGCACTGGCGTCCTTAATGACTCAGTGCATGATCCGGGAAGATGAACTGAGGAAAGCGGTCAGCGATAACCGCCACTATCCTTACGAGATGCCCATCACGGCGTATCCTGAGAATTATATCAACGGCTTCCTGGTGCCGAACTGGGACAAAGTCAGAGCAACCATCGAAGCTAACCGCATGCCGTTCTGAAAGAGGAGTTAATTATGGAATACGAAGAGAACCGCGCCCTAGACCTTAACGAAACGATAACTTATGACAAAGATAACGACTTCGTGATCCTTCAGCCCGGTGATTATGATTTCTCGGTTACCGGGATCGAGCGCCAGCAGTATGCCGGCGGCACGGATAAAAACGGGAACCCGACGCCTGCCTGCGTGCAGATGATCATCAGCATGCATGTTACCAACGGTCTCCAGGCGACCAATATTAAGCACACGTTCTTTCTCACTACCAAGAACGCGAATCAGATCTATCGCTTTTTCATTTCCGTCGGCCTCGCACCCGCCGACAAGTCCGCGCCCTTGAACCTTAACCTTTTCAACCAGGTGATCGGCAGGACAGGCAAGTGCCGGGTAAGGACCCGGACCTATAAAGGCCGCAACGGCGACGAAATGCAGGCGAACCAGATCGACCGCTTTTACGAGCCCTTCGAGGCCACGGCAGCTCCTGCCCCGGCCGCCCCGGCATACACGCCGACAACACCGGCACCCGCTCCCGCTCCTCAGCCTCAGCAGCAGACATGGGGAAATGCGGCGCCTAACGGATGGGGATGGAAGGGTTGAAGCTAAGGCCATATCAGGAAGAAGCCAGGGATGCGGTGCTCCGTGAATGGGATGCGGGGCACCGCCGCACCCTTCTGGTGATCCCAACAGGCGGAGGTAAGACGATAATTTTTTGCGAAATCGCCAAAAGTGAGATCATGCATGGCCGCCACGTTCTGATCCTTGCCCACCGGGGAGAGCTGCTGGATCAGGCGGCGGACAAGTTTGAACGCGTCACCGGCCTCGGGTGCTCCCGGGAACAGGCCGAGGAGACCTGCCTCGGATCGTGGTATCCGGTTACGGTGGGCTCCGTCCAGAGCATGCAGAGGCCGAAACGTCTGGAAAAGTTCGTGCCCAATTTCTTCGACACCATTATCATCGATGAGGCGCACCATGCACTGTCCGACGGCTATCAGGCCGTGATCAACCATTTCCCGGAGGCCCGGGTACTGGGCGTAACCGCCACCCCGGACCGGGGCGACCGTCGGAACCTTGGGCAGTTCTTCGATTCCCTGGCTTATGAGTACTCCATGGCGGCGGCGATCGCTTCCGGATACCTTTGCCCCATAAAAGCCCAAACCGTTCCCCTGCAGCTCGACATCCGTGGAGTCGCCACTCAAAACGGCGATTTTGCCGCCGGCTCTCTCGGATCCGCACTGGATCCATACCTGGACAAGATTGCTCAGGAAATGACCCAGTACTGCAAGGACCGGAAAACGGTGGTTTTCCTTCCGCTGGTGGCCACCAGTCAGAAATTCTGCCAGATCCTCAACGGGATCGGCTTCCGGGCGGCGGAGGTCAACGGCAACAGCCCCGATCGCGAAGAAATTCTTCGGGATTTCGAAGCCGGGAAATATAACGTATTGTGTAACTCGATGCTCCTTACGGAAGGGTGGGACTGCCCGTCCGTGGACTGCATCATCAACCTCCGGGCCACCAAGGTCCGCAGCCTTTTTCAACAAATCGTTGGACGCGGCACCCGGCTGTCACCCGGAAAAGAGTACCTGCTCCTGCTGGACTTCCTGTGGCAATGCGAGCAGCACAGCCTGTGCAGACCAGCCTGCCTGGTGGCCAAGGACGAAGCCGTCGCCGAGAAAATGGCCCAGAACATGGAAGACGGCCAGATGGTGGATCTGATGGAGGCGGAAGAACAGGCGGAGTCTGACGTGGTCGCGGACCGGGAAGCTGCCCTCGCCGAGAAGCTCGCGAAGATGAGGAAACGCAAGGCCACCCTCGTGGATCCGCTGCAGTTCGCCATGTCGATCCAGAGCTTGGACCTCGCCAATTATATGCCGACCTTTGCGGCGGAAATGGAACCGCCGAAAGACTCCCAGATCGAATGGCTTGAGAAGCACGGCGTCTTCGGAGGAGAAATTGAAAGCGCAGGAATGGCCGACCAGCTGATCACGACCATGAAGGACCGCATGGGCCGCGGCCTCGCCACCCCCAAGCAAATCCGGTTCCTGGAAAAACGCGGATTTCTGCATGTGGGGACGTGGAGCTTTGCCGACGCCAACGGCATGATCGGCCGGATCAGCGCCAACGGCTGGAAAACACCCTGGGATATTAACCCTGCAACCTATACGCCAGAAAGCTACAATGATACAAACGAAGAAACGGAAAGGGTGAGTTTCTGATGACAGCGGAAGAAGCGGTTGATACGATGTACAACATTATAAGCTGTTTGGACACACCGTGCAGACGCGAATGCCAAACATGTGATTACTACGTTGATCGAAAAACGCTCAAAGAGGCATGTTTCGCCGCCACAAAAGCGATAAGTGCGATCCGCATCCTGGACGAGAACATGGCTGCATTACGAGACGAAGGTAAGGGAGGATCCGGGAATGACCGCAGATGAGAGGATCGAGAACCTTTTGCAAGCCTATGGCCAGACAATCAGTGACCTGCCAACTGCAAACGACTACAAGCGTCAGCACAGACAGATCCCACACCTGATCGCCGCCATGGATACGGCAGAGGCATGGTATGATCCGGAAGATAGCCAGGAATCCGTTTACGGCATGGCGGCATACATCTGTCATTTGGCCGAGATCATCGACCGGATGGAGTGGGCGTTGAGCAATGCAGAAATCATGATCAAACAAAAAGAAGAGGCCTAGCGCCTCTTCTCAGTATAGGAGCTCATCGTTATACCATACATGTCTGGCCCCGAGAGTGTGCGCCAGATAACCGGCGCTCATGGTGGTTTCCTTGTACCCGATAACGGTGCAGGTTTCATCGTCCTCAGCATAGATTTCTTCGTCCATGACGATCATCGTGCCGTACACGGCTTTTACCTTTCCGGGGTTGGTGCCGTTGCCGTCGGCGGGGACATAGTCACCGATATGCAGAATGTAATCCTTTTTCATTTTTGTTTCCTCCCCTTCGTTATATCAGAATCGCAATACTGGTGCATCACCTTTTTCAAAAGCCTTCTGATAATGCCAGTCCCAATTTTTCCAGTACCAGTCCCATAAGTCATTTTTGTAAGCATCGATTACTCGGGCGTTGTCCTGGCCGGTTGTCTCGATGTACTCATCGAGGATCGCGTTCAGCACTTCACAAATGCTTTCCCAATTTTCGGGGCAGTCGGAGCCGAAGCTCTCAACACTAAAATGATGATTCATAATTCTTTCTCCTTTTTTGTTGGTGCAGGGTTGGGATCCGGGAGATCAGTCCCAGATGTGGCCGGTGACGAACTTTTCTTCTTCGGTTTTGATATATTCAAGGGCTTCCTGATAATCGCCGTAGATGATCATTTCGAGGGCCTTCTTGCCGATAGCGGAAAGGTTATCATTTGTTTTCCACTTCAGCTCTTCGGCCTTGAGATATGCGGCGGCTCTCGGATATTTCTGCTTCATGGCGTCGAAATCGTACTTCGGTTTCGGACGGACTCCCATGCCGCCGACGTCGGCGAAAGAAGCTTCAAACTCATCATGCCAGAGCTCCAGATCATGATAGGCAGCCTTTATCTCGCTCAGGCCTTCGATCGCGTTGATGCGGTCTTCACGTTCCTGCCATTTACGAGCTTTCTCGGCTTTGATCTCGCGGAGGCGGGCAAGAATTGCCGGTTTGTTCTCCTTAATGATTTCGGCCGCGTTATCCTTGAGATAATGGTAGTGGTTGTCAATTCTTACCTTGTCCCCGCAATCAACGAGGCCGTACCTTGCGATCATTTCATCGATTGTCATTTTCCTTTACTCCTTTCGATGTCTTCCCTGATAAGGGCTTTGATGTATCCCTGTTTATTCTGCTGGCGGTCGAGATGCTCGAGAATGTCAGCATCCGTTTTGTTGTTGAGTTTAAATTTAACCTGTGTAGTGTTGGCGGCGTCGTAGGCCGCCTTGTAGGCTGCAGCCCTGGCAGCTCCCTCCGGTGTGCGTCCCGTGTTGATCACCTCCTGTTGATGGATACAGTGTACACCCTACAGAAATATTTGTCAATAGAGTTTTTAAAAGTTTTTCAAAGAAATTTTTCAGAGAAAGAAAGGCAAACTTAATGGAAAATCATGAAGACCTCCCTCAGATCCTCGAGGATTATGTGGACCCGGGGCGGCTGAACTATGAAGAGTGGCTGCATGTGGGCATGGCCCTCAAGCAGTCAGGCTTTCCGGTGGAAGTCTGGGACAGCTGGTCCCGGAAGGACGCCGGCCGCTACCACAAGGGCGAGTGCCAGGAGAAATGGGAGTCGTTCCGGGGATCGAGCCTGCCGGTGGACTCGGGCACCATCATCCACCTGGCGGAGGAGTATGGCGGTTATTCCTGGCAGGCGCAGGCAGACACGGCGCTGGATACCAGCAATTTCGAATTTAACCCCGGTGCCCCGGTGGCGGACCGCGTGATCGACACGACGTGGATCCAGTCCGAGGAAATCCCCGCACCCAAGAAATGGGATCCCGTTTCCGAGCTGAAAACGTATATATCTTTGTTGTTCAATGTTGACGAATATGTGGGCATTGCCGTAAAAAGCCGGGAGATCGACGGCGACGATCCCGCCAAGCCCACCCGATACGTACCCAAAGACGGTGGATTTTTCCACATGACGGCCGGGGAGCTGATCGACAAGCTTCAGCACTGCGGCGGGGACATCGGCAGCGTGATCGGCGACATCAATCCCAAAGCAGGCGCGTGGATCCGGTTCAACCCGCTGGACGGCAAAGGCATCCGGGACGAGAACGTCACCGATTACCGTTACGCCCTGGTGGAATGCGACGACATGGAGCTGGAGAAACAGTACGCCCTCATAAAGGCCTTAAATCTGCCCGTGAAGGTGCTCGTGTACTCGGGCAAGAAATCCCTTCATGCCATCGTTAAGATCGAGGCAGGAAGCCGGGATGAGTACCGGAAACGGGTGGATCACCTGTATACGGTCTGCAAGAAAAACGGCCTCAAGATCGACAATCAGAACAAGAACCCGTCACGACTGTCCAGGATGCCCGGTGCAGAGCGGAACGGCAAACGGCAGTACATTATCGCCTCGAACATCGGCGCCTCATCCTATGAGGAGTGGAAGGATTACGTTGAGAGTCTGCAGGACGATCTCCCGGACGTGGAAAACCTCAACGCTTACCAGATCTGGAACCTCCCGCCGCTGGCTCCGGAGCTGATCCGGGGAGTGCTCCGTATGGGCCACAAGATGCTGATCAGCGGCCCGTCGAAAGCAGGCAAGTCGTTCGCGCTGATCGAGCTGTGTATCGCCATCGCCGAAGGCGGTCAGTGGATGGGCTTCCAGTGTCGGCAGGGGCGCGTCCTGTACGTGAACCTCGAGCTGGATCCATCCAGCTGCATACACCGCTTTTTTGATGCTTACCAGGCGCTTGGATACTGGGACGGCCTCAACAACAGGCCCAATATTGACATCTGGAATCTGAGAGGCCGATCCGAGTCCATGGACAAGCTCGCGCCGAAATTGATCAGACGGGCAAAGGCCTCGAATTATGCCGCAATCATCATCGATCCGATCTATAAGGTCATCACCGGTGACGAGAACAGCGCCGATCAGATGGCTGTATTCTGCAACATGTTCGACAAGGTGGCCAGCGAGCTGGGCAGTGCAGTGATTTACTGCCACCACCATTCCAAAGGCTTCCAGGGCACAAAAAAGGCCGCAGACCGGGCCTCCGGTTCCGGTGTATTCGCCAGAGATCCGGATGCGATCCTGGACATGATTCAGCTCGAGCTTAAGGATTCCGCGATCGCCAAGGTGAAAAACGCCGAAAGCATCACCCTCGCGCAGCACACGCTCGAAATGCTTCCCAAGGATCCGGATGCACCGGACTGGAAGGATGCCCTGAAGACGCTGGGGAAGAAAGAGGATGATCTGGCGGCGCTCAATACGCTGATCAAAGCCCGGGCCACACCGGGCGCCGAGGCGGCCTATGAACGCAAGGTTCACGAGCTGCAGGATCAGATCGATGCCATGACGGCGTGGCGCATCGACGGGATCCTAAGAGAATTCAAGAGTTTCGATCCGATTAACATTTTCTTCCGGTATCCCATCCACCAGCTGGACCGCTATCAGGTGCTGGAAAACGCCAGCGCAGAAGGCAGCAAAACCAAGTCCCGCCGCGGCGATCCGCGCACCAGGGAAGAGGCGAAGGCCCAGGAAAAACAGGATAGAACTTTCAAAATGTACGAAGATCTGGAAAGAGCGGCATGGGAGTGCAACGGGGACAAGCGGGAGATGTGCGACTATCTGGGAGTGAAACTGGCCACCCTGGACAACCGGATCTGTACCTACCGGGACCAGTATCCGGATGGAACCCTCCAGCCGGCAGGGCGTGGGCATGTGGAGGTCATGCCCAAGAAATTCTGGCATTTCGTTGCACCAAGTGACAAAATAAAAGAGGACGAGGCTGAAAAATGACTCTTTGAGAAGTCTCACTCAACCTTCACTGAGTGAAGGTGAGTGAAGGTATAAAAAGTATACCTTCATCCCTCACTGGACATTCACTGAGTGAAGGTTAGTGAAGGTACGGAAAACATACCTTCACTCTCACTGAAGTCTCACTCAGTGAAACTCAGTGAAGGTATAAAAAATGTACCTTCACTCTCACTCAACCTTCACTGAGTGAAGGTCAGTGAGTCACTGGAAAACCTTCACTGGCCCTATACTACGTATAGGGTGTGAGTGAAGGTTCAGTGAGAGTGCAGTGACACACCCTGGTATTTGGTGGGGGACAAGTCCACCCCCACCAATACCCAGACGGGTGAGACACTGACCCTCACTCGCCGCGCACGCGAGGGCCGCCCCGGGAGGCGGTCGGCGTCGAAGAAAAAAAAAGAAAGAAAAAAAGTTAGGGCAACTTAACGAGGGTAAAAAAATGGAACTGAGATTTTTCGTGCCCATGGAGAAACCACCGACGACCACCTACCAGAACAAGGGCGTGGCATACTCCAGGAAAAAGAAGCGGGCGTAC